TCGACCACGTCCGCGAGCTTCTCCACGCCCTCCAGGATGTCCCCTTGCGCCCTGGCGAGGCCCTCGGCGTCGGCTGGTGGCACTCCACGTTCGAGTAGCTTCTGCAGCGTCTCGCGGTTGGCCTTGCTCTTCTTCGCCACGTCCCCTCCTACGCTGCCTCTCGCAGCAGTCCCACGATCTCCCGGTACTCCGCCTCGCTCAGCCCGCCCTCGACGTACGGCACGCTCGAGCAGCGGCAGTTGATGACCTCGCCCGCCACGGCCTTGTCGTCCCCCCGCGCGTCGGGGTCCCCCGGGAAGAGCATCCGCACGTCGCCCACCTCGAAGTGCTCATCCGCCGGGATCGGCCCATCGTCCCCGCCCGGTTGGTAGCGGCGCCAGGCGTGCAGGTGCGTCTCGCGCGCCCGCGCGTCGTCGATCGCCAGCCACCACTTCTTGGGCTCGAGCCCGGATTCCTTCGCGCGCTCCAGCTCCTCCTGGCCCGCCATCTGGAAGGCCCGCCCGACCTCCGTCCGGATGATGCGCTCGGCGTGGTACTCGGTCTCGCGCCACTGCTTCGTCTTGGCGAAGACCGTAACCAGCTTCTGGATAGCCTCGAAGGGGTCCGTCACGCCCAGCGTAGCCCTCCGCACCTGCACCTTGAGCCCCGTCCCCAGCTCCGACCAGACCGCCCGCACCTGGTCATTGGTGACGTCCACCACGGCGCGCAGCAGGTCGTGCGAGACGCCGTAGACCCCCGGCGTGCCGGAGGCCGCCGCCATGTCCTGGCCGGCGCGCGCTGCGTCCATGACCGCCCGCCCCACGGGACCCTGCACCTGGCTCTTGTAGCTCTGGATCTGCGCGTCGATCCCCGCCAGGACCTCGCTCAGGTGGAAGCGCCGATATCCGGCGGCGTCCGTGAGCTGACGCATGACGTCGCGCCGCGTCGCCGCGAGCAGGGCCTGCACCTGCGCGTTGGCCTCGTCGCGGACGGCCCCCGCTCTTCGGAGGGCTAGCGCGACGCGCTTGGCAGGGCTCACGCAGAGGCCTCCTTGACGGCTTCGGTGGCCCGCCTCACGCGCTCCTCGACCTGCTTCACGACGTCCTTCAGCAGCTCAAGAACGGTTGCCCCGGACAGGTGCTCCGTCGACACGTCCCACTGGCCGTTGGCCCGCAGCCGGACTTCGACTCGTGCCACGACCGGCACCACCGGTCCCGGCCCCGAACTCGTCCTCGCCGCCCTCATCGCCCGCCGCCGTCCCTCCCGTCTGCCCATCCTCACCCCCCGCGCCCTTGGGCGCCTTCCCCTTCATGGCCAGGGCGTAGCCCATGGCCGCTTTCTCCGCGTCCTTCGCGGCCCTCTCGGCCTCGCGCCCCTCTTCCTCGTCGTCGATCGCCGTCTCTTCCTCGTCGGGCTCGACCTCGATTCCCGAGAGCTGGTTGACCGTCGACAGGAAGATCCGCCGCGCCGTCTTCATGCTCAGCAGCTCGTCGTACACGGCCTGCTTGAGCCCCGACCCGAGCTGCGCCATCGAGGACGCCAGGCGCGTCGCGTCCTTCGCGGCCATCGCCGGCAGAGTCGCCTGGAGCCAGACCACAATGCGGCCCCGCTCGTCCACGCGCTGCGGGATGTCGCTCTGCCGCGCGGCCACCTGGTCGTACGCGTACGCCAACAGCGTGCCGAAGATGCGCCGCGCGTTCTTCTGGTGGCGCTCGAGGCTCCGGTACGTCGGGTCGCCCTGCTCGGAAAGGGTCGCCCGGTTCGTCTCGCCGCCCTCCGCGTACCAGGACTCTGGCAGAGACTGCGAGCCCAGGATGTAGTTCTTGATCGACCTGGACATCGCGGCCGTCTCGTACGCCTTCAGGTCGGCCGTCCGGACCTCCATGCTCTCTTTCTCGTTGTGGACGTAGTGCGTGTTGGGGTTCCAGAGCGGGGCCTTGGCCAGCTCGTCGAGGCGCTTCTTGATGTCCTTCTCGGTGGCGTTCTGCATGGTCACGTCGTAGACCAAGCAGTTGAGCAGCTTCGCGCGGTCCACCCCGTTCCAGACGAACGTGTTGAGCGCGTCGACCCAGTCGGCGGGACGCAGCAGGAGGGAGAAGCCGCGCATGCTGTTGGGGATCCGGCTGTCGCGGAAGTAGAAGCACCGTTTATCGTCTCCTCCGGCGGGCAGGAAGCGCAGCGTCGTTGGGTCCACGTTCACGACCGCGTAGGGCACGCCCGCGGCCTGGCCGGAGACCTGCACGTAGACCGTGCCGGGGATCGTCGCGCGCCCCTCGAGGGGCTTGACGCCCTCGCCCGAGATCTGCTTCGCGTCGATCAGGTCGAGCCGCGGGAGGCCCGTCACCGCGTTGTGGTCCACGATGTCCAGCGTCAGCGAGCCATCGACGAGGAACGACGTGTAGAGGTTGTCCGCCGAGTCCCGCAGGTTGAAGAGCGGGTGCTCCCACCACGGGTCCAGATAGCCCCGGATGGTGTCGACGATCTCCTTGAGGCGCGCGGCCAGGGCCTCGCCCTTCAGGCCCTTCATGGACGGCTCGAGCTCCGTGTCGACGTCGACCGAGTAGCCCAGCTCCGAGGCCCCGATCGCCATCTCGACGGGCTTGTCGACCAGCCAGCCGCCGAGCGGGTCGGACGTGTGGAGGTAGCGCGCGACGCGGATCATCGCCTCGTGCGAGATCGGGTCGAGGTCGCGCGTGGCCGCGCGTCCGGTGATCGGCGTCCAGCCGCGCTCTCCGTCAACGAGCCCCGAGGAGTCGCCCAGGGCCGTGCCTGTGAGGCCCTCGGCAAACCAGCTGCGCACGCGGCGCGGGATGTAGTCCTGTAGTCGCATGGTCCCTATCTCCTCGTCACCGCGTAGTTGCCGCGCAGTCCCGTTCCCGCCCGCTGAGGGGCAGCGCCCACGGCCGACGCGAAGGCGGGCGCGTAACCAAGCTGCTCGACCGCCAGCGCCAGGGCGCAGACGCAGTCGTCGTGCATGCCCTCCGGGGCGCTGTACGACACGCCCACGCGACGGTAGACGTACTCGAAGGCGTCCAGCTCGGACACGATCACCCGCATGGGGGGCTCGTCCTTCGGGATCCTGATGCGTCCGCGCTGGATGGCGACGGCGAGCCCCTCCATCAGACGCTGCTTCGACGGGCCCGAGAACACGTAGCCCAGGACGTTGGCGCCCTGCTCTCTCCCGACGTGCTGCAGCTCCTCGAGCACGGGGTCGCCGGCGCCGGTCGAGTCGACGAGCGTCGGGGCGTTCGCCACCTGCGCCAGCACGCGTGGGATGGTCGCCTGCCACGAGCCCTGCCACCGATCGAAGCGGCAGACCTTGCCGTCCTGGTCCAGGCCGATCAGGACGCACCAGTCTCCGCTCTTCGCCAGGTCGAGCCCGAAGCAGACGGGCAGGGCTTGGCTCAGCACCGGATCCACGATCGCGTCGATCGCCGCAGAGCCGAAGGGGTTGCCGCCGTCCTCCGACGCCTCGGCCATGTAGAGCTCCCGGAAGACCGCGTCGGGCAGCATCTGGCGGGCGTCCTCGACCTCGGCGCCGTCGAGGATCCCGGACGCGACCGCATCGGCCGCCGTGATCTTGGAGTAGCGCATACCCACCCCGCCCGACTCGGCCCGCCGCGCCAGCTTGTACGCCCAGTTCTTCCGGCCCTTCACGTTCCCGATGATGCGGATCGGCCCCCGCGTGGCGGTGAGCGTCGTCCGGACCGCATGCCACGAGGCCTCCTTCACGCGCGTCGCCTCGTCGATCACGGCTCCGAACACGTCCTCGCCGTAGAGGCTGTCCGGGTTCTCGGAACCCTTGAACCAGATCACGGCTCCGTTCGCCAGCGTGACGGTCAGCTCCGTCTCGTTGGCCTCGTACGCCGCGCGCGTCAGCGCCCGCTTGAGGCGCCGGAACGCCATCTTGGCCTGCGCGAAGATCGGGGCGATCCACCAGAAGTTACGCCCCGCCCGGCCGCGCAGCATCGCCTGCTCTGTGATCCAGGCCAGGGCGCCCACCGTCTTTCCCGCCTTGGACGTGGCCTCGATCACGGCGTAGCGCTCG